TCAGTATCAGTATCTTCCTCAACATCCTCGAAACCGTCCAGATAGGCGCTTGCACCAGTAGTCACCGCTAACTCATCATACGGCACCAGGTTGTTCGTAATATACTCCTCCAAATCCTGAGCAGAGTTCAGCCACTCTTCAACTTGTACATCAGTACCTAGTGGCGATACATTGCGTTTGGCTGTCACCTGATACTCGGTCTCCAATCCAGAGCCTTTCCTACCAATGACGATATCAGTACCTTCCACTACATCAGATATGTCACCATAGTCAGGATCACCAATCAAAGCGGCCAACACTCCGAATATAGTAATGCCTGGCGTGAAAATACGCGGCCCTGCATCTTCCTCTCCTCGCACAATAACATTCATGTAAAACCTTCTACTCACACGAAAGTTATTGGCTGCACTCTTCTCACCGGCTTGATACAACATATCCTGCACTTCGCAAGCTGGACACGGTTCAGCACCTGCTGTACTAATATTCGGGCAGATGTACGCCTTGTTATCAATGTAATGCCTACCAACTTCTGCAAAGAAGTACTCCATAGTGCCAACGACTGGCAAAATGCGAATCGTGGATCTGCCTTCCTTCGGAGACCAGAATGTCCTACTACCTAAATCAATGGATGCCACCTTGTCCAACAACGCCTTATACGCATCTGCCGAACTGCTGTGCCTCTTGGCCATCATCACATCTCCTTTTTTCTATATTTTTGGCTTTAGTAACACTTGTATATTTGCCCTACACTACACTAAACCGTTTTACAAATTACAAATCAAAACCCTAATTGCGCAGGATCAAACTCATCCTCAGACAATATTCTGTTAACTTCTGGAACATGCCCCTTGACTTTATACGGTTGCTTTTGGACTTCATGCAATGATTTTTTTGTATGTGCCGCTAACTTGTCAGAATCAGTACGAATATACATACCTGTTTGACTGGCCTCCGCCCGCAAATGGGCGCCGAGGCTAACCAACATATCAGCACGCATCTCCAAAGCCCTAGTCACTACGCGCATTACAAGATGCTGCTCATAGCACTCTTGCTGATATTCTTTTGCCTCGCTATACCCTCTGCGCAGTAATACCTCACTGTTCACACGTGCCTCAGTAATCTTTATTCCCTGCCCATCCAAATCAGATCTGACTTCTCTGTCTGTTTGTGCATATATTTCTGCAACATAATTCTTGGCATCAGATGCTTGTGCTTCAGAACGTGCTGCCACCATTGCAACATATGCATATCGCGACGGTTGTTGTGTAAACTCTACATCAATATCATCGTCAATAGGTACAATCTCATCCAAATCAAGGTGTACAGTTTCATTGTCGCCGAGATGCACTTCCAACTTACCTAGTTTGACATTCATCAATCCCCCTGTAGTAAATCATTTCCTTAGTAATGCGATTTCTGGTTGAACTGATACCTACCTGCTTACAAAAAGGCTCAAAATCCAACCAACATGCGTCCGTACCTTCACACACTATTAACTGTCCACACCTGCCTAATGACCAATTTGCAAGTAAGTCATAACTGACAATATCATTTACATGATAATTATAACCACTACTCTGGTATGGTGGATCAATAAACCAAGTAGCCTCTATATTAGGCAAATCCAAATAATGCTCATTCAAAATGAGCCAATGCCTGATCTTGTGCACATTCTCAATTATGTACTTCTTTCCATAAAGCCATTTATCAGATCCCCATTCAGTCACCACATTCACAGCTTCAGGATTAGTACATCCAACACTTGCATGATATGCCATCAACCAACGCTCTTCTGGACATAGCATCCTGATTTTATTCAACTTGTCCCCTTTGTACAACATCGGCAATTTCTCAAGTTCGGCTATTGTAACCTGCTTCAGGTACAACCAAACCCTGTACACATACTCATCCAAATCCGACAGTATGACATAACGCTCCCACCTATTACCATGTAATGAATATGCCGCACTACCCGCAAATGGTTCTACAATAATATCACATTCAGGCTCTGGGTATAAATGAGCTATGCGTTTCTTACGCCCCATGTAATAAAACACTAGTCATCACCATCCAATTTATAGTGTTTCATATTCCCGTAATGACTGCCATACTCAATATCAACCCTCAATGGCGCAATAAACCACGAAAAATCAAGCTCAGAAAAATACTCAGGCCCATACACTGTCGGCAGGTTCTCCATAACTTCCTTGCATAACCAAGCCACGTCATCAAGCTCGCCAGGAAACACGTCAAACATAATAGAGTCATGCACAGTGTTTACCATCAGCGACGAATAGCCATTCAAGACAATCTGATCACGCAGTATTACCAACGAACATAATAATACATCACTGGCTGCTGACTGTATTGGAAAGTTTATTGCTGCACGCTCATCATGAGACTGTCGTGACTTATTCCTAGAATCATTTATATAGTGGAAATACCTACGCCTGCCAAACTTGTTCTCAACATAACTATGCTTCCTGACAAACGTAAGGGTTTGTTCTTTGTACTCAAGCACTTCTGGAAACACATTATAGTATGTAGACACAAGTTCATTTGCCTCACTCATTGGAATACCGTACAAATTATGAAGCGTGTAAGCACTGCCGCCAAAAAGTAGTGTCCAATTCACCCACTTCGCCCTGTAGCGCATCGGCTTCCATTCTGCGTCTGTGTAATCACTTCTAGCAACCTTGAACAACAGCTCCGTAACATATGAGTGCACATCAATATCTTCAATAAATGCTTGCATCATTCTCTCGCATCCAGATACAGATGCCATTGTTCGCAGCTCCATACCTGAATAGTCCACTGCCAGTACACAACCTCCCTTCCAGGTGTGTGTGAATATATTCTTTATTGGATATGATTCCAGCAATGTTCCAGGCTCTTTCTCTGGTGTTGGAATGTTTTGCAAATTAGGACTCGATGATGACAACCTACCAGTCTCCGCCCCTATCAAATTATAGTTCGAACGCACTCTACCATCAACATCTTTCCAACTATCACGTGGTGGCCTTAAGTATGTTGACAACATCTTCCCTAACAATTTGAAGTAACGATAGTCACCCAAAAACGGCAAATCATTTAAGTACACATTAAGTTTATCCCACTTAGTAGTGTTTTTGCCTGATTTTGTTTTACCTACAGATTTCAAACCAAAATAACTTTTGCCAAACAAAACGTCACGCATGTGATATGAACTGTTGGGATTGAATACAAACTTCTTATCTGTAGCCGCCCTTGCTCTAGTATATCTTACAATTGTAGAATTATTTTTAATCACTACCAACAACTCAGCCTGCTTTGCTTCATACATCTCAATATAATCGAGAACTATGGTATCGTCCAACAACACGCCATTGGATTCCATAATTGCAAGTGCATCGCCTGCTGGAATTATGAGCTCATCATATAATCTTTCCTGCTCGTCTGTCAGCATCTCTCGCAACGTAAATGCCAACTCAATCGTTGCTATAGCATCCAACATAGCATACTCTGCCAATATATCCAATGGCATCAACTTCAAATCGCCGCCACGTTTTGGATCTGCCTCTTTGTGATCGAGCCTGTATTGTACAAACTTAGCATCATAATCATACATGCCTAGATACCTGCCGGCAAGATGCTTCAGTCCGTGCCTGCCGCGAACAGGATCAATAATTCCACTCAGCAACATACTATCACCAACTATTCCGGCAACTTCCATCCCCCAGTTACCATAAATTGCAAGCCAGTCAAATTTGATGTTATGCCCTATCTTGCCAATCCTTGCGTCACATAGAAGTGTCCTCAACGCCTCAACTACATACGGATTATCGAGCATTACACACCACGCTTTCTTAGCTTCACGACAGGCAAACGACATACAAACAAGCTCATCGCCATAGCGCAAACCATTGACTTCAGTGTCCCAAGAACACAACCCTTCATCATATATATCATCCAACATGGCACATACGTCAGACTCACTAGCAACCAATTTCATAGTATAACCATCTGACGCATTGTGCACTGACTTTTCCTCAATTATGTAATCATATGCCTTCTCAAAATCACTAGTCCAATCATCCAGCGCACTCTGATTACGTAAAATGTATGCAGGATGCAATGTTGGCATTATGGCATAATTGTCACGCTCTATCAACACGCCACGCCAGTTGGTAATCCCAGATTCATTTAACACTGCCTTCAACGAGGTGTTGCCCAACAGTATTATCAATAATGGTTGATAGTATTCAATTTCAGCCTCAAGAATTGGATAACATTGTTTCAGTTGTTTGACTGATGGAGTTTCATTGCCTGGAGGATGGCAATGTACTACATTTGTGTATACAATATTGTAGAAACCAAGTCCTGATTCTTTAACAACACCGCGCAATAGCTGACCGCTTCTGCCTACAAATGGAATGCCTTGCAAATCCTCTATTTCTCCAGGGGATTCACCAATAAGCATCACATCGGCATATTCTTTAGTAGCGTCAAAATTAGCATCCGGCCCCATACACGGTATTTTACACGTTCTCGACAACTCGCAACCATCACAAGCATTCACATTTACTATTCCTTCCTCAAATACAATAAACCTAATAGCGAATAACCAATCACATCACGCAATGTATCTTCAATACTCTCATTAAGTACCAATGCCTGACGACCGTCTGCAAGTGTCTCCACTCGATACAATTTATCCACAATTCTGAGTATCCAACTATAATCATGCCTTTGCCACGCATTCCCATAATCATGGTTTTTCTTTAATACAATTTGAATGACTTGCTCAGTGATATGTCGAAGCTTTTCCTCAGTCACTTCAATCATCACTAACCTCCATCATAGGCACTCGATATGCTAAATATGTCATACCTGCATCAGCTTTGCCTTCTGGAATAACTAACATTTCTGAGTCATACTCACCACTATAATCCGGAACTTCATCACAATATGACATATCTGCAAGCATGAAACCAAAAAGCAAATCATCCATCACACTCCGGCTCTTATCTGCAAACACTAATGCATAGCGATACATCTTCGTAGGTATGTAATTTTTAGTTCTATACCACCAAGGCAATGCTTCACCAAACAACTGTCTATGCAAAGCGTCGCAATCCACACCTGTAGACTCCACGCTAAATCCACGCTTCGCAGGCTTGCGACATTTTCCACCGCGCACTACAGTACATTCGACCGGCCTACAACCGGGACAATTGCTTATACCAAGCGTGTAGTAATTCATATTCTT